ATTAGACAATCTGGAACAGCTCATCATCGGAATTCTTGCTGCAATGCCAGCAGGATACGTCGTTGGCGTCATTGAAAAGCCAACCGTGTTGGAAGTAGGACAAAGTCCAATGCTGGTTGCTGACATAAACGTTTCGACTTATTACACACAAACTACCTAGGAGACAAAATGCCAACGACAATCATCACTGGTCGCGATTTAGTCGTGACCATTGCAACAGTTAACTACGACGCACAGGCGACCAGCGCAGTACTTGCGAACAGTCCAACCGTCGAGACATATCAAACACTTGACGGCAAGGCTTACAAGCACATTGACGATCAGTGGACTTTCGACGTTTCAATGCTTGCAGACTGGGGCGCAGCTTCATCATTATGCGAAGCACTTTGGACTGCATGCGAAAGCAACCCAAACACAGTTTTGGCAGTCTCATTGACTGCTGTGACTGGTGCGGTTTTTGCATTTAACGTCATGCCAGTATTTCCAGCAGTCGGCGGGGCAGCACCAGATGCACAGACCGTTGACCTATCATTTGTTGTTGTCGGTACACCAACCGAAACATTTAGCTAAAAACTACTAATCGGGAGACAAAATGAAACTACCAATCACAATCGAATATAACGACGGCACGCAGATCACGTACACAGCTGCGCCGCCTGAGTGGGTTAAATGGGAAAAGCAGACAAGTAACACAATTGCACAGGCACAGGAAAAGATCGGCATTTCTGATCTTGTATTTCTTGCCTATCACGCCATGAAACGTGAAGCAGCTGGAAAACCTGTCAAACCGATCGAGGCATGGACTGAGACGATCTCAGAGGTCATTGTCGGTGAGGCAAACCCAAAAGCCACGCAGTCGGAAGCCTTAGCAGAATAGTCTGGGAAGTAGCCTTGGCAACAGGGTTACACCCAGATGCTTTTGAGACAGCCGAGGACATACTTACGGTCATTGAAATTTTGGAAAGGCGCGCAAATGGCTAAAGATGCAATCAGCTATGACAAGGCTGAGCTGCGCGCAATTCTCAAATCTTTTAAGGCAATGGACGACGAGGCGACAGACCAAGCCAAAGAGGCAACGTCAAAACTGGCGACGTACGTGCAGGGAAAGATTAAATCTGCAGCTAGTACAAAGACGCGCAATCGCATTGACAATCGTGTGGCTGACGGTTCAAAGGTATCTAAGTCATCAAAGATAGGTGAAATTAGTTTTGGTTATGCAAGCCAAAAATTAAGCGGCGGCGCGACCACACAACAAGTTTGGGGCGGCGTTGAGTTTGGTTCAAACAAATACAAACAATTTCCAGTCTGGTCAGGTCGTGAGGGTCGCGGTTCTCGCGGTTGGTTCATCTATCCAACATTGAGAGCTGTACAACCTGAGATCATCAAACAATGGGAACAGTCGTTTTCAAAGATAGCTAAGAGGTACGGCTAATGGCTGGCAGTCGTACCCTTAAACTTTCGATTCTTGGCGACGTTGATAATCTCAACAAATCGCTGAAATCTGCCAGCAAAGACGTTGATACTTTTGGCGACAAAATGGGCAAGGTTGGCAAAATGGTTGGCGCAGCTTTTGCAGCTGCCGCCGCTGCCGCTGGTGCTTACGCAATCAAAATTGGTGTTGAAGGCGTCAAAGCGGCGATCGAGGACGAGAAGGCACAGACACAGCTGGCACTAGCTTTGGAAAACGCCACAGGGGCAACACAGGCACAGATCAAGGCAACCGAGCAATCAATCTTGCAGATGTCATTGGCGACAGGCGTGGCAGACGATCAGTTGCGCCCAGCTTTGGGTCGTTTGGTTAGATCAACAGGCGACACGGAAAAGGCACAGCAACTACTTGCCCAAGCCTTAGACATAAGTGCGGCGACGGGCAAGCCGCTGGAAACCGTCGCAGCCGCATTGAGTCGTGGTTTTGACGGTAACACAGCAGCTTTGGGCAAGCTAGGCATTGGCTTATCAGCTGCCGAGCTTAAAACAATGTCATTTGAGCAAGTACAAAGCAAGCTGTCAGATTTGTTTGGTGGCGCAGCTGCGGCAAACGCTGACACCTATTCAGGGCGCATTGCGCGCATGCAGGTTGCATTTGACGAAGCTAAAGAGACGATCGGTTTTGCGTTGTTGCCAATTTTGGAAAAGGTAATCAACTTCATCAACAAAAATGCGTTGCCAGTAATCAATGCCTTTTCAGATGCGTTTAGTTTGAAGGGCAACGGACTTGGCGGTTACATCACAACCGTGGGCAACGTAATTGTCAACACATTTACACCAATCATCAACGGCATGGTCAAAGCATTTGGTTATGTCAAAAAGGCAATTGGTGACAACCTTGAAACGTTCACGACATTTGGCAAATTGATTGCCACGTACGTTGCACCAGTTATCGGCACGGTATTGGGTGGTGCGTTACAGATCGCAGGCAAGATCGCAGGCGGCGTCATTGACGTCATTGCTGGTGTTGTGAAAATACTCAATGGTTTGATTTCAGGTGCCGTGGCAGGCATCAACGCACTGATCAGTGCCTACAACGCCATACCATTTTTGCCAAACGTGTCAAAGATTTCGACACCGACGGTCAGTGTCCCAACAATAAAAACACCAACAGTTTCAACCAGCATGCCAAAAATTCCTACGATTTCAGCACCAACTACAGGTTCAACAGGTGGAAGCACATCTGGCATTAGTAAAGCAGCCAGCGTTGCAGCTAGTGCGGCAACAGCTAGTGCAGGCATACCCTCAAACTTTAACGTTGGCAGTTTTCGAAAAGCAGAAGCCGAAAGCATGGGCACTACAATCAACTTGACAGTGACAGGCGCGATCGACAGAGAAGGCACAGCGCGCACAATCGTTGACACACTTAACAACAGCTACTATCGCGGCACAGGCGGCGCATCTAACCTGCAACTAGCATGACGCAGTGGTCGCCTGTCTGGCTGGTCGAGATCGACGGCGTGGCATACACCAGCGCAATTTTGGCTAACCTGTCAATCACTTCTGGTCGTACCAATATCTACGAGCAAGCGCAAGCAGGGTACGTCAACCTGCAGCTAATAGACCTAGATCAATCAACAATTCCTATTGACATCAATAGCAGCGTTAGCGTTCAGGTCAAAGACACAGCTGGTGTTTATGTGCCAATTTTTGGTGGCACAGTTGTTGATATTGGCATTGAGGTGCGCGACGTGGGTAGCGTCATGTTCACCCAGACATACACAATCACAGCACTTGGTGCGTTGTCTCGTTTGTCAAAGTCTTTAACCAACGGCGTACTTCACAAAGATTTTGACGGCGATCAAATTTATGAGATTTTAAGTGACGTTGTTTTGAACAACTGGTCGGAAGTACCAGCCAGCGAGCAATGGCAAGATTATGACCCGACAGTTACATGGGCAACAGCTGAAAACGTTGGCTTGGGTGAAATCGATCGACCTGGTGATTTTGAATTGGCAGCTCGTGGGTCAAGCAGGACAGATGTCTATTCGCTGGTTTCAGCACTTGCGACCTCAGGTTTTGGATACATTTATGAGGACGCGCAAGGTCGCATTTCATACGCCGACGCAACACACCGCACCCAATATCTAACAACAAATGGCTATGTGCAATTGACGGCTAATCAAGCACGCGGTTCAGGTTTGCTGGTACAGACCAGAGCAGGTGACGTCCGCAATAACGTGACAATTACATACGGTGCGAGCAGTAGCGCGTCAGTGAGCGCGAGTGATGCAGATTCAATTTTGCAATATGGCACGCTTTCACAAATCATACAAACGACCTTGCACGATTCAGCCGATGCAACAACTCAGGCAAACCGTTATTTGAACCTACGCAAAACGCCACAGGCTATTTTTAGCGACATTACATTTGACCTGACAAATCCTGAGCTAGACAACAGCGACCGAGACAACCTGCTCAATTGCTTTATGGGTGAGGCAGTAGCGATCAACGACCTGCCAGCCAACATGGGCGGCATATTCCAAGGCTTTGTCGAGGGTTGGTCATTTCAAGCCTCATACAATCAACTTTCAATCACCCTTAACATTTCGCCTGTTGCATATTCGTTGCAGGCTTTAGAGTGGTATCAAATCTCATCAAGCTTTACTTGGTCGGGCGTGTCGCCAACGCTTGACTGGGCACGTGCAACAATTATCACTTAACAAGGAGACAAACTATGACGAACCCGACAACGCCGTTTTCGTGGCAAATGCCTACAGCGACCGATTTGGTCACGGACTTACCAGCTGATTTTGAGGTCTTTGGTCAAGCCGTCGCCACTTCACTGGCTGACTTGCTGGGTGGCACAACTGGTCAAATCCTTGCCAAAGCGTCAAACACAAACATGGACTTCACATGGGTGACCAATGACGTCGGTGACATTACAGCTGTTACAGCCACGACACCTTTAACTGGTGGCGGTACTTCAGGTGCGATCACGGTTGGAATTCAAGACGCGACCACATCTGTAAAGGGTGCAGTGCAGCTGTCAGATTCAACATCGACAACATCATCAATCTTGGCTGCAACACCAACAGCGGTCAAATCTGCCTTTGACATTGCCACAACTGCCAACACCAACAGCAACAACATCACTATGGTGCAGCAATACACAGCAACAGAGTCAGTATTAAAAAATATACCTTCACGCGTACCTATTGCCGAACAACTGCTTAAGCAAGCGGTGTACTGGATTGACGCTGCACAATCTGACAATTCAGATCAGGTCTTGGACAATCAGGGTTGGGGCGCGCCATCACTAACAACTCAACTTGGTTCAAGTGCCAGCGCAGATTCTAACGACCCAAAGTTTCTAGATTTTATTGGTACTAATTACGTCTATTCACCGGGTGTTACTGGTAATTATTTATCTGTGCCTGACGCTGCTGCGTTAGATATTACGGGCGATCTAGACTTACGCGCTTACGTTGCTTGTGATGATTGGACGCCAAGTAGTCTGCAATTTTTGATAGCAAAAAGAAGTATTGGAAATACGCAAATGTCTTACCAGTTGTATTTGAACACGACTGGAACGCTAGGGTTTTCTGTAAGTAGCAACGGAACAACTTTCGCTGTTGATGTTACTTCAACGATTGCGCCTACCGTAAGCGATGGGGCAGCGTTATGGGTACGTGCAACTTTTGATTCAGATAACGGCGCAAGTGGGAACGACGTTAAATTCTATACTTCAACAGATGGAATCACTTACACCCAATTAGGGTCGACGGTCACTACGGCTGGAGTAGCAACAATATTTTCGGGCACTTCTAGTCTAGACATTGGCAGTCAAGCAGGTGGAAACAGTCCTATTGCAGCCAAAATCTATCGCGCACAAATTTTTAACGGTATTGCTGGCACAAAGGTGCTGGACGTTGATACATCAATAATTAGCAGCGGCAGCGCAATCAGTTTCAGTGCATTAACAGGTCAGACAGTCACAATCAACCGATCAAATGCAGGCAAGAAAACTTCAGTAGTTACAGCACCTTTATGGTTATTTGGCACTGATGATTATATGGACGTTGCAGACAATGCACTTCTTGATTTTGACGCAACGGAAAGTATGACATTACTTTATATTGGTAGACAATGGGCAACGCCAACTTCATATGGTGTATTAGCTGAAAAATTTACTAGTGGTTCTGGTCGCTATGGAATAGGTAATTTAGGTACAAATTTTTATCCAGACGTAGCAATAAGCGACGGAACTAACACAGTAAATCCGACAATTTCAACGCCAACATGGTCGGCTGGTACATTTTTTACAACGGCAATGATATTGGACAGAAGTGCCCAAACGTTAAGATACGCCGTAAATGGAACTTTAAGTACTACAGCATCAACGACAACAGTTGGTTCTTTAGCAAGTACCAGTTTGTTAAGAATTAACGCACGTCCGTTTGGTACTCAGCTTTACAATGACTCAGAAATGTTTGCTGTTGCTATTTTCCGTCGTGCTTTGACAGCTACAGAAATCACAACATTAAACAATTACTACACAGCAAGGGTTGGATAAAATGGGTACACTTAGATCACTTTCAGCCGAACCAACAGGATACGTTTACAACGGCGTAATCCTTGGACAGCCTGTTGAATTGGACGACGACCCACAGACATTTGAGTGGGACGATGGCGAGTTTCCATACGGCACAGCAAACGTTATTGATGGTGAATTGGTCGTCGTGCCTGATGTAGAGCCAACAGAATGACCTACGCACAAGGCACAGCTGCCCGACTGATCGAGGTTGCAGCAGCTGAGGTTGGCACGATTGAGGAAGGCGACAACCTTACAAAATACGGCAAATTTACAAAGGCAGACGGCTTGCCATGGTGCGGTTCATTTGTCAATTGGTGTGCAGATCAGGCAGGCGTCAAAATTCACAGCGTTGTTGGCACAGCTGTTGGCGCACATAAATTTAAGGAAATGCAACGCTGGTCAAATATGCCGCAGCTTGGCTATTTGGCTTTCATGGATTTTCCACATGACGGCGTAGATCGCATTTCACACATTGGCATTGTTGTTGGACTAATTGACACAAAAACATGTCTGATGATTGAAGGCAATACCAGCGGCACAGGCGACCAACGCAATGGTGGCATGGTCATGGTCAAGGTCAGGTCATACGGAGAAGGCAAGGAAATCGTCGGTTTTGGTATTCCAAAATTTGTGCCATACAAAGGCGAATTTCCAAAGGTAGAAGTACCAGCTGCAAAAGCAGCCGCAGTCAAAAAGGAGAGCAAAAAATGGAACAAGCAAAAGCCGTAGCAGCCTCATGGGCGCGCTCATTTATGGCAGCAGCACTTGCCTTATACATGGCAGGTGTGACTGACCCTAAGACATTGGCAACGGCAGGCGTTGCAGCTGTTGCACCAGTGATTTTGCGCTGGCTTAATCCAAACGACAAAAGTTTTGGCAACTTGGGGAAGTAGCCAAAAACTCACAGCGGCAGGGTTGGTTTGGGCACTTGCACTAATCCTGACCGCTTGTGGGTATGACGGCTGGGTGCGTTATGAGTGCCAAGAATATGAGAGCTGGTCGAAGCCAGAGTGTCAGAAACCGCAATGCGTCCCTACTGGAACATGCACTGACGACATACTTGGCTTCACATCAACACCGAGCGGCGCGCCGTAGAACACCAGAGGACGTACACGCACAGCTGATCTTGATTATTGGCGCAACT